TCATCTTTATCCTTAGCGAAATGAGCAAACGCCAAAAAGTTTTCCGCATACGCCTTGCGATGAATACCACCACCAGCCTTGTTAGCCGCGTTCATCCCAATAACAAACTTGTCACCCCAACCAGTCAGTTCACGCACCGGCACACCATCAATTTCGGCAGTCGGCTTGAACACCTTTTCGATAGCGTGCGGAATGTAATCCGATTCCACACCATAAGCAGCCAAAGCTTGCTGACCGAAACGGCTCATAGCAATAGGGCGCACATTCGGTTTCTTAGCCCACTCCAACACCTTCGGCGGAACAGGGTTGTGATCAATAGGAATCCAAGAAGCGATGCGCATTGTGTCAAACGATTGGGCTTGCAAAACCCACACATCGTAAAGGGTGAAAAACAAATCAACCTTGTTAGGGTTTTCAGCAATCAAACCCCTGTGATGAAACCCTGCCACATCGTTTGAATACGCATCAGCACCGCGCGGCTGAACAGGAACAAGGCCAAACCCTGAATCCCAAGTTGTCGGCAAACCTTCCACACCATAATTGGACAGGCATTGGATTGTGAACCCGTCACGTTTCATCCGCGATACAACTTGTGCGGTTTGTGTGCCGTAACCTGTCGGCATACCAGGTGAGTTTGAATACCAGCTGACCGCGCCGTTGAACTTGCTGGTGTTGTTTGCAGGGTTACCGGACTTGCCCATTTAGATTCCTATCTTCAATGCTTCAAGCGTAGCAAATAAAAGGAAACCCCCCACGCCTACGCAACGTGGGGGGAATCCAGTCTTTTAAAGCTTAGGCAACCTTGATGAACTTCACAGAAGAATCAAGAGCAAGCTTTGAATCGAAGCGACCAGTTACCTTGAAGTAACGAAGGTCATTAGCGAAACCATAGTCATCGCTAACTTCAACCTTGATGCCGCCAGCCTGACGGATAACAAAGTCAGTCATACGACCAGCGATGATTGACTTGTTACCGGTGGTGTGTGCTGGCATCGAAACGTTCTCAACAACGTTGTAACCAAGAATCTGGTTCTGTCCGTTAGCAACGTTCCAGATGTAGTTTCCAGCGGTGTCCTTCAACTTGCGAATAGCAGCAAGCGCGCTTGGGCTGACCATATAAGCGAACGAAGGATCGTTGCGAACCTCTGGGTCAAGGCTGTAAAGCAGGGTGATTAGGTCATCAGCCGAAAGGCCAGCAGTTCCCGAAGTAACAGCCGAACCTGCGCCAGTAACGATACCGAAAGGCTGGGTTGTTCCAGTTCCGGTGGTCAGGTTCTGGCCAACCTGATAGCCAAGTGCCTTACCAGCTTCGCGTGCAACAAGTGCGTTGATGTCAATCATTGAGTCAGCAACAAGTTCCTGCGAAACAGGAACAAGAACGCCATACTTGAAAGCACCAAGAGTGATGTTGGTAATGGTTGGGTCAGATGAGTTAACAGCCGAACCCTGAGCCGAAATGGCAGCAGTTGAAAGTGCCGAAAGAACAGGAACTTGTAGGTTGTCGCCACCGGTGGTGTTGATCACGCGTGCAAAGCTTAGAAGCGGTGCAACAGACTGAGCAACTTCAATAACTTGGTTGTAGAACGAAGTGCCAACAACACCAGTTCCAGAAGCTGAAACTAGGGTGCGGAACTCGTGTGAATCGCCGTTCTGGAATGAACGAAGCTCACGCTCTTCTGCCGAACGAATCTCAACAGTAGGAACTTCAAACGAAGCCATTGCTTCGGTTGCAGAAGCTGAACGCTCTTCCATACGCTTTGCGGTTGCAATTGCTGCATCGCGCGACTCAATGTCGGCTTCGATACGGGCAATCTTTTCGTTGTCCTGAGCGGTCAGGCCGCCACGAACTTCTGCGTCATCTAGAACTGAACGAACCTGCTCAACCAGGTTAGCAACAGTTTCCGTCTGCGCTTTAATAAAATCAGACATTTGATTTCCTTAAATAAAATTGGATAGGGAATATGTCGCGCCAACGCTGACAAACAGAATCGCGCCAACGCAGATTCCTAATTACAATTTTACAGGGAAAAATTTACCTTTTTTCAGAAGCTTCAACAACACGCTTTTCAACGGCTGGCGCATCCAACTCAACAATCGCTTTCGCCCACGCAGGGGCAAGATCAGCAATCACACCAGAAGCAGGGTTGCCAGCAACATCAAGAATAGTTTTAAGGATTTCTTCATACTTAGCCAAGATTCAGTTCTTTCAGTAGTAGTTCAAACTGCTTGCGCTTAATGGCAAGCAACTCCGGTGAAGCTGTTTCTTCAACGGAAGGCGTTGTTAGTTTTTCAAGAACAGCCTGAATGACACCAGCCTTTTCAGGTGACAGTTCGTTACCCTGCTCAAAGTCATTCATTGCTTCTGCCAAAAAATCAACATCAATTTCGGTTTTGTCAGCGGTGGCAACATAGTTGCGAACTGACACAGTTCCAGCGGTGGCAGCATACGCTTCGCTAGTAACCAAACTGACTTCGAATAGGGCCACATCTTCAAGGGTGCGCTGATCACCAGTCGCGTTCCAAGAATCGCGCTTCACTTGGAAACCAAAGCTCATCGAATCAGTTAGCCCTGACCGAACCTGTGCGGCAATGTCGCGACCAAGTGTGGTGTCAGGCAAGGTGGCTTCAACAAACAAACCGCGTGCATCTTCACGCAAAGTAAGCGACCCGTTACGGGTAGAAGCCAAAGGCATAGAAGTATCGTGATTCCACAGCAACATTATTTTGTTCCTGCTGGCAAGGCTTCTAGCAAACGCACCAGGTTTGATGAACTCCACGAAACCGCCCAAGTCGCGTGAAGCAGAATTGAACACCGCCGCATAACCGCTGAACTTCATACCCGAAGCATCAACAGCACGCATTTCAAAGTTAATATCAGGGGTGCGAATTTCCCGTTGCTTGCCACGCACTTCACCAAACAACTTCTGAACCAAAGAATTCGCAATCAGATTGAACCGGCTTGCTTCTTCCATCGGTTCTTCTTCAACATCAGGTGCGGCTTCAATGTCGGCAGGATCAATAGTTTTGATGCCAAGCGACTTATAAGCTTCACGCGCATCAGGGTTATTTTCAACAGCCAAAACAATGTTGTAAGTTTCTAAAAGTTTCTCGACAGCGGCTTTTTTGAATTCGGTGCTACCAGCAGTCGAAGCATCGTTCATAACTAAGGCATCGTATTCAATGCCCAACGATTCCAATTCAGCAATGGTTTCTTCACGCTGTGATTCAGGCCGACCAGTCACCAAGAACAGGTCACCTTCAACTTCATTAACGAACGCATACACACGCCCAACCAGTTCGCCACCAGCAATCAGGGTGTCATCAATGTCGCAAACAACAATCAATTCACCATCAAGGTTGCGTTTCCCAATTTCGCCCATAAATAAACTTTCGTCACCTTCACTCAACGCAATAGCAACGGCTTGCGCAATCGCTTCTTGCTTCAACTGGTGGCAACCAATAACTTCAAGGTCACCAGCCACTTCTTTCACAGTTGCCCAAGTCGCGCAATCAGCAGTCTGACCAGGTGCAGCAATCCAATACGGCATTAGACATCAATCCTTAACCAAGAAACAGTGTGTGTTCCTGTTTCAGAAACAACGTGGAGTTGCTGGTTTGGGCTAATAACAAACTCCAACACCGCACCACCATCCATCTTCATTCCATTAGCAATAGTCACATTGCTGTTGCCAATAAATAAAGCTTTCGTATTATCGTTGTTGTGCAAATGCAACCGATAAGGGTTAGTTGAAACACCATCAATTGCGACAGGTGTTAAACCAATTACTTGTTGTCCTGAACTAATCGCCATTACGCACCATAAACGCTTTCGGGATCAGTCGGGTCAATCTGTGCAACAGCTTGCAACTGAACTGACGGAACGCCGGTGTGCGTAATCGGTGGCAACCCAAGCGAAACCAAAACAGCCGCAGGGTCAAAACCAACGCTAATAAGCTTCTGCGCCATCGCAACCTTTGTGTCAGTTTCGGTCAAGTCGGCAGCAGCCAAACCAACGTTTGCAAGTGGCACACGATACACGTCGCCACCATCAGCAGGGCGCATATCTTCCAAAGTGCGAACATCGTTGATGCTCATCCAGCCAGCCTGTAACGCTGACGAATAACCCTGAACGCGTGTCGCGTAATCGGCTCGAAGCAACGAATCAACATTGAACTTGATGAACGCACGTTCAGCAATGATCAACCCCGAATAGGCTTCTTCCAACTTCTGAATGATAGGCATCAGGCAGAAACGAACCAAGTTCAAGGATGCCTGTTCAACGCTGGCATAACTCATCGCACCAGGTGTGGTCATTCCAATCATCGAAGGGCTGACACCGAAAGCCTGACAAATTGTTTCCACCATCAGGCGGCGCGATTCATTCATCTGAGCTTCGTCAGGGGCGGCAGAAATTCGTTTGATAGTTGCCCCACCAGAAAGCACCATCGTTTTGTGCGCTTTACGATAACCACCGTGTCGGTTGTTAGCCGAATCAGCCAAGTTCCTAGCCTGTTCCGGTGTCAAGTTACCAGGTGTTTCAATGGCCATTTGTGCGGTAGCACCCTGACCGAAGAAGCGTGAAGCAAACGAACGCAACGCCGAAGCCAAACCCAATTCTTCTTTTAGTTCTTCAATGCGAGAAACTCCACGCAACGCACCAGGTTTAACCAAGTCGCGAATATGCAAAATGTCGGCAGCCTTAATTTCCTGCTCATTGAAAAAATACTTCAACCGACCCAAAGCTTGGCGATCAACACGAACCTTTGTCGGGTCAAGAACCACCAGCGAAACAATCTGCCCCGACTTGCGGAACACACGAACAAAAGCGTTGCCATCCAAAAGCAACGAAACAATGACCTGCTGGAAATGGTCAATGCGACCAATTTCAATGTCAGGTTGCAACACCCAGTCAGGGCGTGGGCGCAACGGCATCCTGTTCCCATCAATGCGCATATACGCATCCAACGGCAGGGTGGCAATGCTTGAACTGATCAGGTTGATACACGCATACACAGTTGAAATCGTTAGTGACGAATCCTGAGTTATGTAAGCCCCAGCTTCGGTTTGCGTTAGCGGAATGTCATTCGAAGCCCACAAAGACTGAAAAGGAACACCGCGAGTTTCGGTGTCAAAAAGATTATTAAGCACGCTTGCTTCTCTCAATCGCTATACCAAAAAGGGTCAGGCCAATGCCCAAAACCGCAAAACCAAGCGCAGGATTAATGAGAAAACCAGCCACCACAAACGATGTAACACCGGTTGCTTGCAAAATTAGAGCAATCAAAATGCTTCCTAAAATTCGTAAAACGCTGGCACAACTTCTTCTTCAATGTTACCAGCCCTTGTTGCGCGGTCAAACGCAATCACAAACGCAATGGCAGCATCGATTTTGCGCTTTGAATACGCCGATTCTTTCGTCACTCGCGGCCCTTTCGAATCCACTTTCAAAACACAGTTACCCAAGTGGCGTGACAAAGTTGGGTTGCCATCGTGAATAAGTTTCTTTTCAACCACAGCATCAAACACTTTCGCGGTGGCAGGGATCATATATTTCAAATAACCGGTGTTGTATTCAACAATTGGCAACCCTGATTCCATCAAAGCTTGCATTGTGCGTTGCCAACGAAAAGGGTCACAGGCGATTTCCCGAACGAACGGGTATTGCTTGCACCAATCCAAAATCGTTTGTTCCACATCGGCAATGTCCACACGCCACGAATCATCATCAACATCAAAGTTCTTTTCCCAAACCTTAACCAATTTTATTTTTGGCAGTTCATCATCTTTGGGAATAGTGCAAGCCACTATCGCGGTGCTGTCGTTACTGAACGAACCATCGAACCCAAGCACGTATTCGGCATCGGCATCCCATTCAAATTCTTCCCCTAATTGATCCCATTCGCCAGCGGGCAACCAAGCTTGCTGTGATGACACGAACTGGTTTAGGCGTTTGGTGCGGAACTCAGCTTCGGGGGTTCGCCTGACCGCTGATGCGAAATCTTCTGCCGAAACCAAATCATCAAAACCAGGGTTCGCTTCCAACCAGGCGGCAGGGTCTTTGTAATCCAAGTCAGGGTTTGCTTCCCACCAAGCCATAAAAAATGACGGGTCAACCACTTCACCCTTAGCAACTTTCTGCCCATACTGGTAAAGCGTGTAAGCAATTGAATCTTGCCCTGACGAATCAGACTTCACACCAGCGGTAGTGACCGCAACCACTTGCCCAATCTTGCCCCTGTTACCCATCGCCAAACTGAACACATCGAACAGGTCACGCGTTTTGTGGGCGTGAAGCTCATCCAAGATCACGCGGCTAGGCCCATAGCCTTCTTTGCTATATGCTTCGGCTGACACAACTTTCAAAACGCTGTTAGTTGCTGGCACATAAATTGAATCTTTATACACCTGAACCAGGTCATTCAGTTCGCTGTTTTCAACCATTCGTTTAGCATCGCTAAAAATAATGCGTGCCTGTTCCTTTTCGGCAGCAGCCACAATCACTTCACCACCATCAATGCCTTCCGCAATCAGGGAGTAAAGGGCAATCGCGGCACTAGACAAAGCCGATTTGCCGTTCTTACGGGGCATCCCAATCAGGGCAGTTTGTGCAATCAGCCCACCATCAGCATCGCGTGCGTAAAGGTGGCGCAACAATTCCTTCTGCCAATCACGCAAAACCAACGGGTTACCGGCTTTGCCAGCAATGCCATCCTTACCAATCGAACCAAAAGCTTCCGCAAACTCAACAGCAAAATCTCCATCACCCAAAGCAATAGCACCAGGTTCAACAGGTGTAAGCAGTCGCGGTGGCCAAGACTTCAACGGGCAGCCTTACGCGCCAACAAATCTTCCAACTTACTTTTCGTCTTAGCCGAAACCAAACCAAGACGGGTGCGATCAGCAGGAGTAAAACCAAGCAACGAAAGGTTCGACTGAATCAGGCGCTCCAAATCATTAAGTTGTTTGAACATATGCCATTCGTCAGGCTTCTCAGCAATGTAGCTTTCAATCCGAACCTTGCGGTCAAGCTGTTCACACACCAACTGCACCAACTGAATATCAGTCCGGTTCGACACCCACAACTCACCAGCACCAAACACCGAATCCCACAACTGCTGACCAGCCCAATCCAAAGGGCGCAACGGATCAACGCGACCATAAGGCACAGGCGCAACATCGGCAGAAACCTTGATTTTGTGCTGACCAGGATTACCCTGCAAAACCTTCAACTCGGCTGGTTTGGGTGGATTAGCCATAGCGCAACAACCTATCTTTCAAAACGCCCCACAGCGCATCCTGTGGCTTTTCTAGCCTATACCAGAAACCTTGCAACTTCCGAAGCGTGTGAAAAAG